CTAACCTTCCGGTCCTCTGATTAAATGCTTGAAGACCTTGTGCAGTTGGGACAGCAGAATAAATAGGGGTCGGAGCAGGGCGCATCTGGCTCATGAAGTCCATAAATGAGCCAGTGAACCCCTCATTCTTAGCGAGTTGATATTTCTGAATATCCGCAGGGCTGGCCTGACCACCGCCAAACTGGGATTCCATTGCCGTGCCGACATACTTCATAGGGTCAGCCATCGCAAGCGAACGCTGGGGCTCAGGCAATGAATTGATGTATTCCATCGCGGCCTGCATCTGGCGTTCCTGTTGAGCCTTAGCCTGCTGCGCCTCAATCTGCCTCTGCTGGAACTGCGTGATGTCCTGTCGGTATTTCTGGAAGTTAATGAATTCATCAGGGGACATGGACGCCATGAGTGCGCGTTCTTCAGGGGTAGCGCCGGCGGACAACATCTGCATCACACGGGCCTGCCGTTCCTGCTCCTGCTGGCGGGCCTTTGTCTCTTCCTCTAGGCGCTGGGCGTAAGCCTGAGCTTCTCGGTTCCTGGCGGCTGCTTCCATGCCTTGAACGGCATAGTCAAAGCCGCTGGCTCCAATAGGACGCCTACGGGGCTGCAACAGAAGGCCCAGAGAGGCCATTCCAAGCGGGTCAGTAGAGAACCGCTGGAATCTCTCATCAAGTCCGCTAAGGCCGAGTTGGTCAAGTAATCCAGCCATTAGAGTCTCCCGTAGTCAACGGTCATGTACCCAGCGGAGTGCCCAAGGGCATCAGGACGTTGAACTGCCACATCCTGAGCCATGACGCCAATATGCGGTGTGCTCGCATCATCTTCCCACTTGTAATGGTAGCGATAGAGCGGAAGGCCATTAGCGTCTTGCCCAAGAGGCGCGATGTTCTTCTTGAGGCGCTCATCAGAGAAAAAACTAGCAAGAGTCCCACCAACAGCCAAAGCAGTCTCCCACCACGGGGTTTCTTCTGTCGTGCTCGGGGCAGTCGAACGCGAAGAGGAAAAGGCTTGCGCCCCTGGCTGGATGATGTTCGAGTAGAACTGGAGGTTCTCGTATGGCCTACGTTGCTGCGCCTCAAACACCGCCCGCTGAGCATCGAGGAGTTGCTGGTTGTAGTCCCTGAACAACTGTCCGCCCTGAGCGGCTCCCGTGTAAAGGCCCTGCTCCGCGGTGAGCATTTGCGGCAGGAACTGCGCCATCTGCTGCTGCCTTCCGCGCTCTGCCTCGTAGGCTTGCCCGTAAAGGTTAGTCGCGGCTTGGCCAAGAGACTTCCCAAGCTGCCCATATGCGCCCGTAACAGCATTCATCATGCCGGGGCTTCCTGTCCTTCCAGACTGGCCGAAGCGGGAAGTAATTCCCCCGAGGTTCTGCGCAAACTGGTTCGTGATGTCCTCAGCCGCAGACTGATACATCCCGGACAGATAGGGATTTGATTGAGGCTGGAGATAGGCTCCACCAAGGGTGTTGGCAAAATATTCCTGCCCAAGTCCGAGCAAAGGATTCTGCATTGCCATGCCGACCAAACCAGCCCCGCCGAACTGTTGGCCATAATCCAACCCAGCCACGCGAGGGCCGGTGTAGACCTCTGGTCCGCCCTGCCTGAAAAGCGCTCGGGCATTCGGGTAAACCCCGCCAGTCTCTCCGGTGAGGAATGGTTTAATGCCACTCCAAGGTTCTGAAATGCTGGTTGTAGTGACCATCTCAGGCATGACTTATCCCTCAGTATCCAAGCGCGGTGGCTAGAATGTTTGCAATGTCTTGGTTCATGTAGAGCGGTAGATTCCCGCTTGGGTTTGGCGAGAACCGGCTCAAGTTAATTTGCTGTGGCGTCGTGAACTGCTGCCCGTACACGTTTGTATAGGTGTTATATCTCTGCGCAGGCGCAGTATCCCATGGGCTGATTAGGCTGCGGGGCGGAGGCAGCAGGCCATACTCAGGTGGAGGCGGAGGCGCATAGTCAGTGCCAATAAAATCCCAAGGCCCGTTAGGATTGAGAGTAAGCCCAGGACCATCTATAAATTTTTTATCGGCAAATGCGCCAGGGTCTAATGCGGGGTTATACCCGGCATATGGATTAGGAAATCCACCCGGAAGAGTTGGGCTAGTTGGCGGTGAGAATGGCGGAGGCGTCGTTGTCCCGCCAGTCACCCCTCCAGTAATCCCGCCAAGCGACGGGAACGAAGGCGCCTGAGACCTAGGAGGAGGCAAGCTGCGGCCTGTCAGCGGGTCAACCTGAACTGTGTAAACGCCCGTGGGTGGAGCGCCTACTGGCGTGCTCGTTGTTGTGGCTGTGGGCTGTATGCCGCCGAGAGATTGTGCTATCTGCTGGACACTAATCATTAGCGCACCATCTGGACAATGCCATAGACCGTAAAGTTAAGGTGTGACGCAGCATCTGTGCTCACCCCGATGGTTCCGCCCCTTTTGACGGTTATTCCTGAGCCTTGCGATGCCGCTTCAAGAACTGCAAAGTCTTTGCCGGATAAAGTCTTGTTGAAGACCAGAGCGGTAGTGGTGCCGTAATCAGAGCCAGCATCATCATGAAAAATGGAATAGCCGGCATTGTTCGCCGTGACATTGCACACCTGAATTCTTGTGATTTCAGTCGTGGCAAGCGCAGTGAAAACCGTCTGGGCGGCAGTGGTTGCCGGGAATGACGAGCCCAGCTTCCCTCCAAAGAGCGCGTATCTATCGGACGCCATGAGTCTTCACCCTCACATCCATTGCCATTGCCTTTGAGAATCCGCTGGAGATAGTGGCCCGGAATCGATGGAACCTGGCCCCCGCTCTTACATCAAACGCCCCGTCATTGTTGATGGTCTGCGCTGATGACCATGATACGTCATCCGTCTGGCGGGCGCGTGTACCGTGCTGAATCGTGATAGAGGCACTGCCGCCCTCGATGATGGGGCGCACTTGGTCAACGTAGGACGCTGTACCGGGGCCTGCATCCAGCTCCTTGGTTTCCAGAGTAGCCGTCAGAGGGGTTCCGTCAAAGGTGCAAGAGTTGTGGGAAGTATTAAATGCCCCCAAGCTCAGAGCCCCACCCTGATACGCGGCGCTGTCCAAGGACGCTGTAAGCGCGTCGAGGCTTGTCGAGATGGAATCAAGCCCCTCAAGCGTGTATCCGGGGGATATAAAAGTGAACAGGGAGTTGGCTTCCTGCTCCGCAATCGCCCAGCTCCCGGACTTCCAGTGATAAATAAGAATCTTGTTTGGGGTGCCCCCGTTGTTGCCTTCTCCCGGATAGCTCCACATCGCGATTGACCGCTCTACATCTGCTGCCGATGTGATGCGGTAGGTGTAGGCGAGGTCCAAGTCTTGGAAGAATGTCTTGGCTATCTTCTGCGTCCCGATGTTCTGGGACTGCTGGCCATCAAAGGCATAAATATCATCATTGGAAATATAAAAAATGACATTTCCTGCATCGCATACAGCCCCATGCGCTATTGCTCCACGCTGGCGCTCCACTGCGTAGAACCCGAAGATGGTGGGCGGACCTTCACGGTCCATCCGCATAATTCCTCGGTCCCTAAAGATGTACCCAGTAGAGCCGCCGATGATTCTGCGGATAGAGCCAAAGTTCCCTTCCAGCTCTTGCTCGTCGGCCTGGTTGTTCGGAGTCCCCGTCCATGTGGCCTCATCACCAAAGGCAGACCATCGGACTGTGTTGAACCGACTCGTCCCGTCATTGATGTTGCCGAGCACCACGAAATCGCCCACAACAGCCACGCATCGAGCCTTGGGCGGGCTTCCACCTAATGCTGCGAAGTTGGCATTTCCCATCGTGATGATTTGTGGGTAGTCATCCCAGTTCGTGGCGATAACTTTCTCGCCAAACTTTGCAAAGTCCCAGCGTTCATCAGAACCCGTCGTATACGCGCCACCGACCAATCTACTAGCGTCTGTCCATGTCGCGGTGCTCAGGAGGTAAAGCTTTGTGGCGTCCCCGGCATAGACATAGTTGTTGCCGTCAGACCCAGAGACAGAGATAGCCCCTCTAGCGTATGCGCTTAGCGGGGTTGTAGAGGTCGCCTGAAGCGATGGGAACGGATAGTAGACACCGCCCTCATTGATGACATTGTTCACAAGCGTAGCGCCAGGATTTCCGAGGCTGGCTTGGTCCGGCAGGTAGTCACCAAATGTCAGGCGGATGGTCGGCATTAGAGCAGGTCGTCCAAGGTCAGCGCCTTGAGTTCGTCAGGCGTATTAGCCGCATTTATCTTAGGGCTCTGCGGAGCATTCCTGAGCTTGTTCTTCTGCGCCTTAATCTGGTTCTGCTTCGGCACGTCACCGTCTTCCAAAGCCTTCATGAACTCAGCATCAAGCGCCACAAGCCGCGCGTCTCTCTCAGGGCGAATCAAGTTCTTCTTGATTTCCCGAGCCTTCGGCATGTCGATTTTTATTCCCATGTCCATGCGTCCCTAAATGTTCTGTCGGCGGGGATTGCTGAAACATCCACGATTTCATACGGAACGCCTGCCGGAACATCCTTTTTCGCGAGTTCTTGCATAGTATGTTCAGCAAGATATTCCTTGGTCGGGATTACGACACACACCCCGCCCGTTTCGCTTCTGTAAATTATGCGATTCATTTTTGAGCCTTATCTAAATATCCCCACACAAATTATTGTGGTGTCAAAATTTGATGTCCCGTTGTACAGAAGTATCCCAACTTGGGTAGTAGAATAAATTGCTGGCCTTATAGTAGCCATAACCGTTCTTCCAGATGTGTCATCTGTATTATTAGCTGCAATTTGAGTCGAGTAATTAACATCCGGCATGGCTGTCGTAAAATTTAATCTGTAAAGCCCAGCTCCATTATCGGTAATGCTAGACACATTACCGCTACCCCTTGACGTCGGGGTTCCTGTCCCATCGAAATTCACCCAAGCACGACACCCATAAGCAGTCGCGACGCTACCGTACCCGCTATTGAATTTCAGGTTCTGTGTTGAATCCAAAGACAGCGCAGCGGTTCCGCCTGTCGCTGCATTGATAGTGTTGGCGGCAAAGTAAAATCCGGTGTCAACATCGCTGGATGGCCCGACTGATGGGGCACTGACCGTGCCGTCAGCAGTGGGGAATTTGCTTGGATTGATAAGGTCGAACTGCGTCCCGTTGTAGACGATGGTATACATGCGCCCGGAGACGATTTCCCCACCAATGCAGGCCGCGCCGCCCGCATAAATGTCCTTCGCGCCATTGCCATCAATGTTGATGGTGGTGGCCCCAGTATTGCTTCCCCCGGCCTTGAAGGTATACAGGTCTCCTTGTGCGTATGCCGTGACAGTCTGTGACGCGCCCAGAACGATAGTGTTCGTGCCAGTCGTTGTGTTGTAGCCGTCCGTATCTTGTTTGTAGGCGGCAATCGTCAGAACGCCAGTGGGCAAAGCAGGATTGATGAGCTGGAACTGCGTCCCGTCATAGACAACGGTGACAATCTGTCCATTAGTGATTTCTCCGCCAGTCAGAGCCGCGCCTTGGTAGTAAACATTCTTGGCCCCAAGGCTGTCCACGTTCAGAGTGGTGGCCCCAGTGTTCGTGCCGCCGGCCTTAAACGTGAACAAGTCCCCCTGAGCGTAGGCCGTCATGGTCCGGCTTGCGGCCAGGGTGATGGTGTTGGTCCCCGTGCTAGAGTTAACGCCATCCGTGTCGTAACGATAACGGGCTACGGCGGCCATGACCTCTCTGGCGGCATCATTGACCCCGGACGGCGGCATGCCCTCGGGGAAGCCGTTAGGCGCAGCAGAGTTATTGCTGCCGGCTGATACGTTCCAAGTTTCTACGTCACTCATAGGGTTTCACCTGAAGCTGGATACTGACCGGCCCCTGATACTGCCGGCTACGGAAATACTCTTGGGACGCCATTGCTGCGGCTTCCTTATACTGCGCCGCCCACCCTGCGGCCTCCTCGCTCATGAGGTAGCGGTTTGCCCAGAACATCGAGCCTGAGAGGTACACGTCTGGATACTTGGTCAGCAGCCAATTCGTGGTGTTTGACACCGACAGGGCCGAGACGCCAGGGTAATAACTCAGCTCGTAGGCATAGGCGGAGTCCGGCGTTACGTCGAACTGGACCACATCCGAGATGTTGAAGTATTTGGGCTTGCCGCTGGCTGACCGGCTGTACTGCCTCAACTGCTCCGGGGATACGAAAGTCAGGACGCTCTCAGGGTCTGCGGTCAGGGTGAAGGCGTCCATCTCCTGAAAGTCCGCAGGCAGGGAGAGGCTATTGGTTCCTGCGGTCAAGGTTCCGGTAAGGCGGGTCTTGTTGCCTCGAACCCCGCCCATGTTCGGGGAGGTTCTGGGGAGGGGCTGGCGCTTGAACAGGGACTCGGCAAGGGCAATGAACTCCGAGGCCTGGGAGGTCGTGAGACTAGACCTCGCTAGCCAGTTCTGGATGGCGGTCTGGAGTTCGGAATAGTTCGTGATTGCCATTTGTCGATAATCCCATCCAGCCGTGCGCCGGCTTCCTCTACATTAGCAAATTTCTTTGCTTGACAAAGCCCCTCCTTGATTATAAGCGTTCTGAGCGGGGAATCCACAGAAACCTCGCATGCAGCCTCAATGTATAAATCTACCGATTTAGTCACATAGGGCTTAAAAGTGTTCCATGACCGCATTGTCTCGGATTCCAAGCTAATCACAGGAACCTGCGCGGCCATTGCCTCCCAGACGCTTACTCCGCCGCAGAGCGGGAAAGTATCCAGATAAACGTCGATTGACCCGAGAGCCACCTCAGGGCGCTCTATCCCGCAGGCGATAATGTTCTTGTGAACTTTGGGCAGGTCCCCCCGGCCAAAGGCCATGAATACGCCACCCGTCTTATCCAGAATTTTCCCGACCGTTTCGAGGTATTCCAGAGACATTTTCTCATAGCGGGACAGGCACCCAAAGACTAGCGGGTGTTCCCGTGGCTTGGTTTCCAGCTTCCGAAATAAGGTCTCGTGCCGCATCGGGGACGGGACCATCTCGAAGGATTCCACCATCACATCCTGTGTCTCAGGAATCAGGGTCACATCAGCAGGGAAGAGCTGGAAGCCTGGGGATAGATACATCTGGACGGGAGCGGTCCTGAGCGCAAACAGGGCCAGCGGAATGGCTGTATAGGTCTCGGCAAGCAGCGTCCCTATTTCGTCCATCTCGCAGGCGGCCCGAATCTGGGAGCAGATTTCCAGTGGGGAGCCCGTGAAGGCCCTGACCGTGTGCCCCATGGCCTCTATGTCCTCCAGAACACCAGGAACGGCAGACTGGAACACATAGACACAGCAAGGCTTCTGCCCGGCCAAGAATCCTTCCACATGCTTGAAAGGGGCATACATCCCGCGAGAGGCGTTATTCAGCAACCAAGCAGTATTTTTCCCGCTATTCATTGGCTCAGGCCGAAACAGGCTCTGAGCGGGCTTGATAATGCGGTCTCGGATTAGGTATTGGTCTTCCTTGAAGTCGTCCTGAAGTTGCCATGCAAGGGAGAATGCGGCGTTATACAGCCCGCAGAACAGGTCGAAGTCCGAGTTCTTGAACGCCTCGACAGCCTGCCCAACCAGCTCCCACTTCCGAGGGTAATAAGACCGGTCTCGGGTTCTCAGATACTTGTCTAGGTCATCGACGAGACGCATGGATAGCCTCGAATCTTTCGCGCTCTGCCTCTAACTGCTCCTCCGTCACCCCGGCACGCTCAAGGCCCACGGCGTTCTTCTTCATGTATCGGGCAGGGTTCCCGGCAAACACAGTCCCAGGCTCAACCATGGCTTTCTTGGTGACCACAGCGCCCATGCCAACCATGCAAAAGGCCCCGATGACCTGCTTCTGGTGGATGGCAGCATTCATGCCAATATTGGCGCCGTTCATGACGTAAACATCGCCGCTCAGGTTCACATTCCCGCAGACCGTCACGCCCTGCTCTACCCAGCAGTCATGGTTCACCACAGCCCCGGCCATGATGTAACAGTTATCCTCGACCACGGTGAAATTGCCCTTGTCCATGGCGAGATGGACTGAGGTGCGCTCATGGAACAGATTGCGGTCTCCAATCCTGACGCCTCCGGCTGAAGTCCTGCCCCTCCATTGCCCCAGACCGCCAATGACGACATGGGCGGTCAGGATGTTCTTTTCTCCGATGGTGACATTCGGGCCAATGACGCAGAAGGGGCCGACCCAAGTCGTCTTGCCGATAACGGCTGTGGGGTGAATGACGGCGGTGTGGTGAATCACATGACCCCCAGGCGCTTTAGCACTGGCTCGGCATGAACACTATTGCCCATCAGCTCCAGCCATGAGCAGTTGGCCGTCATCCCGTTGTAGGCCGACCACCATGCGCCCGCGTAATCGCAGCCACGGCACTCCGCGAAATGGGGTATCCCTTGCGTGTAGTGTATGAGCTTAGCGCCTGGAGCGTACTCGTCATATCCGACACAGAAGTTCCATTCCGGGGGTATTTCCCCAACAGAATCTGCCCAATCAAATGAGCTAGGGGAATGACTTTCGTCGTCGATGTATTCAGGGGTGAGCTTTGTGCATTTTTCATTGTTGAAAACCATCATTGAAGGCCACTCAAAACGTTTCTGGTGCTTTGCAACATAGACGGAATGCTCTCCGTCATTGAAGGCAGCCAGCTCATGAATATCCCCTTCCAACACCATATCCGCATCCAGAAAGACGCTGGTGCCCTTGTAGTTGCATAGGAACGGGGGGAGGTAGCGTGAAAACGTGAAGTCCGTCAGGCCCCGACGCTTGATGGGAAGCTGTGGCAGGACCAGCGGCACAATCTGCACCGGCTTTGTTGCGTGCCGGATGATTGACCACTGAAGGACGTTGTACGAGATAGGTGACCTAGGGTCTAACCCGATAAAGACTCGCATTGCCTCAACCTCTCTATGACTTTTGTTATGTAATCGCCCTTCCTGTCCAAGAACTGCACGGAAGCCCACCAAGGCGTGCATTCATGGAAATGAGGGGTGTCGTGAACCATCACCACTGCCGGGACGCCTAGAGCCCCTGCAGCGTGATAAGCGGTAGTCGGGACGCAGACCACGGCATCGAGCGCCGAGATGAGTGCCACGGTGTCTTCATAATCGTTCGTCTGTGTGCCCCACGGGAAGTCATGGACGGCGATGCCGTGCTTCGCCTCAAAGGCTTGGATTTCCTCTGAGCGGTCCTTGTATTCAAGGCTGATGAAGTCGGCATCAAAAGCCTGCATGACGGGGAGGAGGGTCTCCAGCGTGACATTGCGGGAATGCCAGCCGTGCGCCCCGACCATTCCCCCAGTCCATGCAATGCCTATCTTGGGGCGCTTCCCCAAGGCCCTCAGGAGGGCTTTCCATTGGAACTGCTTCCCAGGATGCGGCTTCAGGAATGGAGTGCCTCTGAAGTCCTCTCGTTTGCGCCTATACCATCTCTGCAAGCCGGACATAGACACCGCAAAGTCAGCCCGGACAGGCCAGTCAATTTCACGCTTGAACTGGTCCCCATGCACTTCACAGTCAAAGGCTGCTGTGAACGTGTTCTTGAGCTTAGGATGGCAGACGAGCTGGATGACGTTTGCGTCAGGGAGTGTTGAGCAGTAGGCAATCTGGTCTCCGAGGCCTTGCTCCCCATAGACCAATAGGGTTCCTTCTTCGCCGTTCCAGTCAGGGACGCCCCAGTCCTGCTTCTCTCGGAAAGCCTGATGCCCCATACCGTAAGCGTATTCGTCCCATCCTTCTCCCCACTGCTCGCGGTGCAGAAGGGCAAAACCGAGGGCGACATGCCCCTGCGGGTGGTCTTCCAAAGGAATTGCTTTTCTTGCATAAGTCTCGGCCTTCTCGAAGTCGTAGGATGAAACATAGGCAAAGGCCATGCTGCGGAGAATGGCGGGGTTATTCGGGGAGAGTTTGTCTGCCCTTATCATTGAGCCCATCGGGGAGTCGGGCAGCAGGGAGGTTTCGCAGACGCCACGCAGGAGCCAGCCACGCCAGTCTTTTGGGGCTAGGCGCGTGACCTTTTCTCCCAAAGCCAAAGCAAGCGGGGATTTCTCAGTATCCATCAGCACCTTTGCCATGAGCAAAAGCGCCTCGATATTGTCTGGGTCTTGCGAGAGGGCTAAGGAGCAGGAGTGGCCGGCGAGTTGTAGGTCTCCCCGGCCATATGCCTGTTCGGCAACCTGTATGTCTAGACCCGGCCCGTTCCTGTTCTCAGATACCGCCATTCTGGGTCATTCAGAAGTTTCTTGATTGCCTGAGTGTGGTCCTTGTTAAAGACATCCACACCCTTCTCTTTTTTCCACTTCAAAATGACGGAATTGGGTACGCTAGCAACGTGCCACCAGCCCTTTTTGATGCCCTTGCGGCTGTACTCATTCAGCCCACCACCCCCGCCCACATCGTGGTTCTGGGTGTTGCGATTCACCTCCAGGTAGTGAGACACATCCTGGATTTCCTCGATGACCGTTTCTTTCGTCAGGTCATCATAGGAATGGTAAATGCTGGTTTTGGTAAGCGGGTCGTAATCAATAAGCCTTTTTGTCACGCTTGCCGCCCTTCTGGCAACCCTTCCCGTCAACAGGCAACATCTTACCCGCTTTATAGGTTTTGGTCACCATCTTTTTGGGGCCATCCATCCACTTAATCTTCTTCATGCCCTTATCCATTTCGCATCTCCAAAAGGGGGAGGGCTGTTACACCCTCCCAAGGGTTGAGGTCTTTACGAAGTGGTGACAGCGTAGACCTTGGCCGAGGCGCTCGGGTTATCAGCGATAACCGTGCACTCGGTCAGAATCATGCTGCGGTCAGAGTCGCCCGTCTTCGCCAGCTCCACATTCTGGATGGGGCGCAGGTAGGCCACAGACCAATACTCCATGTCGAGGACATAGACCTGGTTAGAAGGCATGAAACGGTTAGCGACAATCTGGTGCTGGCCGAAGTCAGACACATAGATGTCAGCCGAACCGATAATGGTCGCCGGACCCGTCTGCTGGTTATCACGGTACTGGGTCGCAATACCGGCAAAGGCAGAAGCAATCTGCTTGTTGAAGGAGCCCAACAGCACGACATTCGGGCTACCGCCGTCATCCCAGCACTGCTTGATGGCCGACTTCAGCATGCTTTCCGTAAAGGTCGCCGCAGTGCCAGAGGTCGGGGCCGTCAGAGGCGCACCAGAGGTCACGGCAACCGTGGTGGCGGCGGTGCCATTGGCAACGGTGTTCCCGAACAGCCACGCAGCCACACCCGCCATGACGCGAGCGGAAGCCGCGGCGCCAGCGGTCGCTGCCTGAGTGCCAAGGAACGCAGATTCCATGTCACGCTTCAGCTCACGGCCACGCTTGGCAATCTGGTAGCTCAGTTCATCACGACGGCCAGCGGTGTCGGAAGCACGCAGGGTGCCGGAGACACGCGGAACCTTCGTCATAATCTGGGTGTAGTTACCAAAACGCGAGGTCGGGGACGCGGTGTTGGTGTTGGCGTCATCACCTTCAATCTGCGCATTGGTCGCCACAGCCGAATCCAGACTGTCAGTCTGCCACTCGTGGAAGGTCGAGGTGGCCTTCTTGCGGGTGACATTGGACATGAACGGGGTGTCCATGGGGCTGATGTCGTAGATGATGTCTTCAAGGTCTTCGCGCATACCGATAGCGGTAAAGCGCTGATAAGTCCCGGTTGGCACTGCCATCTCTTATCTCCTATCCAATCATTTTAGAGATTAGCGCCGCTGCATCTTTGTAGTTGCCAGACTTCTTCAGGGTGGCACGCAACTGGCGCGTATCTGTATTTGCCTGTTCAGACCGGCTAGACCGAGACCCTGGAGAGAGCATCTTCTTGCCGAGCTTGAACACCTTGTTTTTCGAGGCTTCACCCTTTGACCGCTGATACCGCATCGCGTCCCGCGCCAGCAGGACTTGCTTATGCAGTTTCAGGGAGGCCACTTCTTCAGGGCTAAACCCTCTATTCAGAAGGAATGAC